CCCAAGAAACATCAGTCCAAGAACTGATAAATTCCTTTCAATACTAGGACCTTACGTCGCTGCTATTGAAAAACTAGCTAAAGGATGCCCCTATCTGGTGAAAGGATTGACCCCTCAACAACGTGGTCCCCTTATGGCAGATAGTTGGCTTGATTCTATCATTGAAACTGACTTCAGCCGATTTGATATGACTGTATCACGTGACATTATTGTTCATGTTGAACGTGCTCTCTTTAGAGCAGCGTTCCCTGCAGGTTTGTATCCTGACTTAGATATAATACTACCTATGTTGGAGACCATGACTGGTTTTACCGACTTAGGCGTTGCTTATGATATCGATGGTACAAGGGCCTCAGGTGATGCCCACACCTCTATAGCTAATGGTTTCATTAACAGGTTCATTATTTGGTATTGTTTGAAACATCGTGATCCTAAATCATGGTCATCCTTTCATGAAGGTGATGATGGTTTTATTATTGTTATAAGGACGATGTAGATGACATATCTCTTAATCTCAACGTAGCTCAACTCCTAGGATTTAAACTCAAAGTCGAAATACCACCTTGTCCAGAAGTCGCAAACTTTTGTGGACGTGGTATTTGTTCTGGTTGTCACAGAGAGTTTTGTGACCTTAAAAGAGCTTTCTCCAAATTCCACATCACTGTCAAAGATGGGGACCCCAGAGCTCTTGCTCTTGCGAAAGCCTACTCTTACTTGTCTACTGATCCTCATACACCTATGATGTCAGTTATGTGTCAAGCTATCATTGAACATCTTGAACCTTTATTGAACAATAGAAAGTTTGATAGAAGATTTAGAATTGCCGTTAAGCAATTCAACAGATATGCTACCGACATGATTATGAGAGGCCGTAAAAAGATAGAAAGAAATTTGCCTATCTTACCTTGTTGTCGTGCTGCTATAGCACTTAAGACGGGTTGGTCTCCTGCTCTTCAAGAGCAGTTTGAAGCACAAGTAACTAGGTGGAAATACGGTGTTACACAAATAGAACCTTTGCCGGTCGATGACTATCAAGTTGATGACGCAAAGGCTGTATTTTACTAAGCTGTAATCCCGATTTGGTCTCCGGGTAGAATTGCTAGACCACAGTCATATCTTAAAATCAACATGACTGGTAGCAACCGAAATACCACCTCTGGCCAGAAAGGCCATGCCAAGAGACAAAAACGGAAGAAGAAGAACCAGAACTCCACGCAGAAGCACACAGTTAACAGCATGCAACCAAGGCAAATTAAGACCGGGGTTTCCATGTCAAGACAGGTTAACAATCGTGACACAGTTCTCAGAGGCAGTGATTTCATCACCTCTTTCAAACTGGCACATGACGCTGATAGTCGAGTCCTTGTTGACGAATTAATATCTCCGTCTGCCATGAGGCAAACTAGACTATTTTACTTAGCCAACTTGTGGGAAATGTATCGCTTCACCAAGTTCTCCGTGAGGTACGTCCCAGCACTACCCGACTCCGTTGGGGGTCAGATCGCTGGTTACATTGATACTGATCCTACCGACGTTGTCACTGAAGAAGGGGAGGACCTCGTCAGGGCCACCAATTCTCAGACAGGCGTCAAGCAGTGGAATGTGAGCCAGGGCTGTATAATCAACCTAGCCAAACGCAAAGATGACCAGATGTTCTACACAGGACTCACTCCGTCCTCAGACTCTGGACCATCTGACCGTCAAACCTACCAAGGTAGGCTGTATGTCGTGCAGATGACAAAACCCATGAACTACTTAGGGCAACCACTCACCGAGGACATCAGTGCTGGGAGCCTGTATGTTGATTGGGAAATAGTCTTCCGCACTCCGCAACTCGAGCCAATCGCACCTTTGGGCGCTTACAGTCTCGGTACTACATCACACATACAGAATTCTGGGACTGATGACAACGTGTCACAAATTGATTGCCGCCAATCCATAGCGCTTGGCATGCGAAGCATCGCCAATGGCTTAGCTGATGATGGCAACGTCTTCACACAACCAAGAGTCTTATTGCACGATAGCACGGGAGCTATCATAGGTAAGATGGCCGAATTACTTGACTACACAGGCAGAGTAGAATGGAAC